AATGGCGCTGGCGAATAGGAGACTGCAAAATGGCAAAAGAGAAAAGGTCAATCCGAGACTATCTCGGCACCGATGGCAAGGTGGTCGCTAACGCCGAAATCGCCACGGGCGCCCGGTTTACGCTGGTCGAAGCGGAAGGAGAAGATTACAAGCCTATCAAGGCGTGGGATCAGCAAATGGGACCAGCGGGCACGCTGCCGACTATGTGCGCCACACTGGGCTTTCACACGAAGCTTGGCAATGTGGCGAACACTGTGCTAAATGACAAGGACGCACCGGGTTCGCTAAAGGACGCGGCGGAGGCAATCGACGCCTTCATTGCGGCCGCAAGCGCAACGCCGCCGGTTTGGGCGGAGCGTGGCGCTGGTGCGGGTGTGCAACGGTACGATGCCGAGACAATGCTAGCCTGTATCAAGCAGGTGACTGGCAAGGATAGGTCGGACCGGGCGGCTTGGCGCGTTGATGCCAAGGGCAATCAGGTCCAAGCGGATGCGAAGGGCGAGTTCCCGAAAGGAAGCAAGTCCTACTTTGCCTTCGCCTATGGCGTGGCTGCCATACGCGAAGCGTACGACAAGGCGCGTGGGACTGGGGCGAGCGTCGATCAACTCTAACCAGACCGTGCAACGAGTGGGGCGCAGCGGGTTGCTGCGCCCCTATCTATTCAGCCAGGGTAGGCTCCCATCCCCCCGCGCGGGCGGGTCTTGTCGTTATCGCAAACCCACTTCCGCCGCGGCAAGAACATTCGCAACCCAAAGTCCCCCTGGGTGCAAAGGGAGCCCAGTCCCCATCACATCGAGTAGAATATGCCCATCATGAACCCACTTCTCGAGCCCATCTTCCCGATAAACGACCTCGGCCGACCGCCGCGCCAGCGCCGCGACACTCGCCACATGTACTGGCACGACCACATCATCGACCTGCTCCTGGTCGAGCCCGGCATTACGCAGAAGGATATCGCCGCCCGACTCGGGAAGCACTTCACCACCATCTCCATCATAATGAACAACGACTTGTTCAAGCTGAGATATGAACAACGCCGCGGCGAACAATCATCGCGGCTCACCGCCGCGATCAATCACAAGCTTTCCGGTGTGGCCCTCTCCGCTCTTGACATTGTGCAGGAGACGTTGGACAAGAAGCGGAGCGCCCTCCCGTTCGAAGAACTGACTGATGTAATGGACAGCGCTCTCGAACGTCTCGGCTACGGCTCAAAGACGACGAGTGGTCCAACCGTCGTCGTCAATACAAATGCGCAGGTCGTGGCACCGATCTCGTCGGAGGATCTGGCGGTGGCGCGGGCAAAGGTCGTCGCGCATGAGTCAAAACTCTTGGATGTCGGTCCGCGTGCAGCTCCGCCGGCGTCTGAGCCAGTGGCGGAAGGGTCTTCGGCCTCTTGGCCGAACCTTCAGGACGAGCGTCTCGAACGTCTCGGCCCTGGGCTTGAGAGCGAAGAGGGCGCAAGCCCTCAGGAGGATTGAGGGATGCTCCTCGGTGGCGCCGAAAGTGGTGGACCTGCGCTATCGCTTGCTCTCGCCCCGCCGCCCGGCTTTTCTCGATGCACGAAGTTGCATTGGGTCGCGCTCTGCGAAAACCCACACCCACGACGTTCGCGTGCGAGTCCGGCACAGAAGGCTGGACTTGCATATGAGAAGAAAACTGTTTCCTATCTCAGGCAACTGTTCCCGAATCTCATCGTCGGACAGTGGTTCAAGTTCAGCGACGGGAGAGAGAATCGTTTCTGTCAAACTGACGCCGTCAATCTCGACGGAGACGCCGCGACGATCTTCGAGATCAAGATTCGGTGGACGGCGACGGCGTGGTGGCAACTCCGAGAACTCTATTCTCCAGTCGTCCGCGTCGCATATCAGCCGAAGCGAGTCCATCTGGTGTGTGTGACTCGGGCGTTCGATCCAGCGATTCCGATTCCGGAAACGATCAACTTCGTCGACGATTTGCGGGACTTGCCGCCAGGCGTCAACGTCCATTTGTGGAGGCCATAATATGCCTATTCTCGAGGTGACAGAGTTTGCTGGAATGGCGAATGCGGGTGGGCATGTGGTGCCCACCGGGAGCCTACCGGCGCTCGGAACGCAGTTCATGACCTTCAGTGGAACGGCGACGAGTTTTGCCGCGTTCGGTTCGTCGACGACCTTTATCCGCCTCCATACTGACGCGTCTTGTCGTGTCAATGTGGATACGCAGCCGACGGCGACTAACCTCGGTATTCGGTTGGCGGCGAATCAGACGGAATATTTGGGCGTCCGCCGGGGCGGTGTCCTCTCCGTTATAGCAAGCGTATAGGAGGCGCGAAGCGCAATGGCGATCAACCCGATGGCGAGCCTTCCACCGCAGGATGTCGCGGGCGTGTATGCGCTCTGCGCCCTCGTCGCTGATCCGAAGGCGAGCAAGGAGCGACTAGATAAACTTGTTGCCCTTTCCATCGAGGCGCAAGCGAAGGTCGACGCCCTCGCGGTGATGGAGGCGAAAGTGGGCAAAGAACATGAAGCACTTCAACGTCGCGAGGCAACGGATGCGGCGCGCCGCGCTGATGACGTGCGGAAACTCGACGACTATAAGGCGACGTTGGCCGCGAGGGATGAAAAGCTCGCAGGGGGCACCCGCGAGTTCCATCGGGTGAGTAAGGAATTGGCGGAAAGAGAAGCCGTCGTTGCAACGAAGGAAAAAGAAGTCAAGAAGCTACAGAGCGCCGCGGAGCGCGTCAACGCGGAGCTTGAGGGAAGGCGGCAGGATATTGCGGCACGGGAGCAAGGTTTGGCGGAGCGGGAGCGGGCGCTTGAGGAGAAACTGGCTAAACTTCGTTCCATTGCGGCGTAGTCGCGCTGCACCGCACAGAAAAGGAAGACTTAAATGTCCAAGTCGAACGCCTTCGAAACTGATTTCTTGGGACTGATCTTCACAGCGACGACAATCCCTCTGGTGGCGAGTGGGATCGCGGGGTCTCTGTGGCTCTCGCTCCACTTCGCTGATCCAGGGGAGGCGGGGAACCAGGCCTCTTCGGAAAGCGATTATCTGAACTATGCGAGGCAGTCGGTTGCGAGGACGACGGCGGGGTGGACCGTCGCGGGTTCCGCCGTGACACTAACGTCGAGCGTTTCGTTTCCGGCGTCGTCCAATGTTGCGTCGACCCTAACGCACTTTGCGATTGGAACGGTTTCTGCCGGTTCAACGTCTATGCTCTTCAGTGGAACTGTAACGCCGTCCATAACGGTGAATACGAATGTCACGCCGCGGTTGACCACCGGGACGAACGTCACTGAAGACTAGGCGTTCTCGCCTCCTTCGTTTTTGAAAAGGGCGAGAGATGGCCACGAGATTCTATCTTGGCACGCTCGCCGTCTCGGGTGCGATAACTCCGGCTGTTGATGCTGGTTGGGAATCCTCTGCCGCGCCGTTCGCTCGGCAGGGGATAGACAAGAATACTGCGGGCGGCGACACTCTCACAACAACGGCGGGCTTCACGTCGACGGCGGGCCAGGATCGCTGTCATCGGCAATTCATCTCGGCACCGCTTGCCGCCGGGAATTCGTTTAATTCTGCTACCTCGTTTAAGTGTTATGTACAAGTCCTTGAAAGCGCCGCTAACGACAATATACGGTCCCGTCTTGGCGTCCGAGTCTTGTCGCGTGACGGGTCGGTGGTGCAGTCCACACTCCTTGCCATTGCCGAATATGGCGATAATCTCGAATGGAATATTGCTCTTCGGAATAAGGGGTTTGCGAACGGAGATTTCTCGGCTGGCACCTATACGACGGTTCAGGGGGATCGACTCGTCGTCGAGATTGGGCACAACGATAGTGCGGGTTCGTCGATTTCTGCGAGCAGTCGTTGGGGACGAGCTGGGTCGGCGGATCTAGGGGAGAACGAGACTTCGACCTCGACGACGGAGAGGCCGTGGTTTGAGACTTCGTTGAACCTTCTCTTTGAAGGGGAGACGATTGGACTCGCGAGAGGAACATCAGATAACACGATGACACTCCTTCACTTCGAAGGAGCGGATGGCGCAACAACATTCACTGATTCGAGTGGAAAGGGACACACGTGGACTGCTAATGGAAACGTGCAAATCGACACGGCGCAGAGCAAGTTCGGAACGTCGTCGTGTTTGTTTGATGGAACGGGCGACTTTTTGAGCGGAGACGGAAGCGGCGATTTTGGCTTAGGAATTGAGCCGTTCGCTATTGACTTCCAGTATCGGCCGGACACGCTGGCGTTGGATCAGCCGCTCGTAGATTTCCGCACTACGACCACGCCCGACAATTTCGAGATACTTGTGCAGTCCAACGGCGCCATCAACCTTTTTCAGAATGGGACTAGAATCAGTAGTGCGGCGGGAACAATCGTCGTCGACACGTGGCACCACGTAGCTCTGACACGAGATGCGAGCGGGAATCATAGACTCTTCGTGGGTGGAACACAAGCGGGAAGCACCTATTCTCCTGCTGTGAATCTGAACTATCAGATCCCGCCCGCTGGACCTCTTATTGGCGTTGCCTTTGATGCGCAGGCGGGCGCGTCGATCTTGGGGTGGATTGATGAGTTCCGCATCGTTCGCGGTGACGCCGTTTGGACCTCGAACTTCACCGCTCCGACGGAGCCGCATGGAAAGATCACTGGTGTCGGCGCGTCACTGACGACGGCGGTCGGGAGCGCCGCAGGCGCGTCGACGCCGACGGGGCTTTCGTCGAGCCTCGTGACGACAAGAGGAACGGCGGCTGGAAGCAGCACTGTTACTGGTGTAGCGGAAGTTGTTGCGAGCGCTGCGACAGGTTCGGCTGCTGGAACGTCGACAGTAACGGGGACGGCTTCGTCTCTGGTGCAAGCAAGCGGGACGGCAGCTGGAACGAGTGCTGTCGCTGGAACGGCAACGTCGCTGGCGCAGACTAGTGGGACGGCGGCGGGAACGAGCACGGTTACTGCCGCGAGTTCCGCCCTCCAAACTGGCGTTGGAAGCGCCGCGGGCACGTCAACTGTGAGTGGTGTCGGCGCCGCCGTCGGCGCTGCGGCTGGAAGTGCGACTGGGGCTTCGACTGTTAGTGGAGTTGGGCAAACTCTTGTCGTCGTCACGGGGAGCGCTGCGGGAGCTTCGACTGTTAGTGGGGTTTCGCAAGCGCAGGCCTCGGACACGGCGGGAAGTGCGAGTGGAACGTCGACTGTTGCCGCCGTAGGCGCGTCGACAACGAACACGGCAGGAAGTACGGCGGGAACCAGTACTGTTACGGGAATTGCGGATCAAGGAGCGGCAGCAGGAAGCGCGGCAGGGACGAGTACAGTTAGCGGATTTGGTGTTGCGATCACGGCTGTCGCGGGAAACGCCGCAGGCGCGTCGGCAGTGAGTGGAACGACGACGAGTCTTACGCAGACAGCGGGAAACGCCGCGGGCGCGTCGGCGGTTAATGGGACGACGACAAGCCTTGCACAGACAGCAGGGAGCGCCGCAGGAACAAGTTCGGTTAGCGGTGTCGGAGCGGCCGTCGATACTGGGATTGGATCGGCGGCTGGGACGTCAATAGTGAGTGGGATCGGTGCGGCGGTAGGCGCTGCGACAGGAAGTGCCGCGGGCACATCGACTGTGATAGGAGCGGACGCTTCGATTGCCGCAACTGTGGGGAATGCTGCTGGAACGTCGACGGCGAGCGGCTTCAGTGAAGCGGCGGTGGCGGCGGGGACAGCGATTGGAACGTCGACGGTTGAGGGAAGGACGACGGTCTTGACCTTTGCGGTGGGGAATGCCGCGGGGTCGTCTGTGGTGAGTGCTGTGGGAGAGGATGCGACGCCGGCGGCGGGTGGAGCGGCACGCTTCAACGCCTATATGATCGTTAATCCGGGAACTCTGAAGAGGGCGGCATGACGGCGCAGACGAAGATCAATGTCAAGGAGCTTGTCAATCTCTGTGCGGTTGATGATAATCTGTTCGCGAAGACGTTTTTTCCGAATGCGGCGCGGCAGCCGAGTCCGCCAATGCATGGAGAGGTTGATGAAAAACTCAACGACCCGCGCTCCAGGTTGCTCAATCTACTCCTTCCCAGAGATTTCGCGAAGACGACAAAATTGCGAATCTTTACAGCGAAGCGGATCGCGTATGGGCTCAGCAGAACTATACTCTATGTCGGCGCGAGCGAAGGACACGCAACGCGGAGTATACAATGGCTCCGTAGTCGCGTTGAACCGCGTCGCGGTTCAACAGGAGCCGCCGCGCCGGAGCTTCTTGCACAGGTCTTCGATCTCAAGCCAGGGAAAAAGTGGACTGATACAGAGCTGGAGATATTTCACGGAACAGATTCAAAACCTATTTGGATTCTTGGTGCTGGCATTACTGGTAATATTCGTGGCATTAATTTCGATGATTATCGTCCTGACCTCATTGTGCTTGACGATATTCTCACTGATGAGAATGCTGCGAGTAAGGAGCAGCGGGAGAAGATAGCAGACCTGGTCATGGGGGCGCTGCGCAATTCGCTTGCTCCAGCAAGCGAGATGCCAAATGCAAAACTTGCCATGCTCAATACTCCTCAAAATGCTGATGATGTATCGTCGAGAGCAGAAAAGGATCGAGAGTGGACTACTGTTCGGTTCTCGTGCTGGACGAAAGAGACCGAGGACCTTCCTGTTGACGCTCAGGTCTCCGCTTGGCCTGAGAGGCATCCGACTGAAACGCTTCGTGGTGAGAAGCGCGCCGCGGTGGCAGCGAATCGCCTGTCGGTATTTGTACGAGAAAAGGAAGTTCGAATCGTCTCGAAGGAAAGCTGCATGTTCCGGAGCGAGTGGCTCCAATACTACAATGCAGTTCCTGGATCTGGCATCACTGTTCTTGCAATTGATCCAGTTCCGCCTCCGAGTGCTGCGATGGAGAAGCGGAGAGATGTTATCTCGACGGATTTTGAAGCGCAGAGCGTTTGGCGGCGTTATGGCGACAAATTCTATCTATTGGAGTACTCGTTGATGAGAGGTCATCAACCTGGGTGGACTCTTGCGAAGTTTTTTGAACTCGCGACGCGGTGGCGGATCAATACTGTGTCCGTCGAAGGTGTGGCTTATCAAAAGGTCTTGAAATGGATATTGGAGCAGGAGATGACGCGGCGGCAACAGTGGTTCACGATCAACACGTTCGACGATATACGATCCAAGCCTGTTCGGATCAACTCAATTCTTGCGGGGCCAGCATCAGCCGGGAGGTTGTGCGTGAGGCCGGAGCATGGAGAGTTCGTTACGCAATTTTCCGAGTACCCGAATCTAGAGCACGAAGATTTGTTGGATTCGAGTGCAATTGCTGTGTCTGCATTGTCTAAGCCGTGGATGGATGTTGTCGACGAGAAAGGATTCATTGATAATAAAGGTGTTCCGAAGCTGAAACTGGTGAGGAGTTGTCCATGAGTTTGCGAGAGGAGGCACTCAAATGTCCAGTATGACAAGGAAGATTCCAAAGGATAGCGATCAACACAAGAGGTTGGTTAAGGCGCTCGAGGTCCGGATCAAGTTCGGTCTGAAGGCGCAGACGCAGTTCGTTAAGCAGTGGGAACAAGCAGAAGAGAGCGTTCTTGCGTATTTGCCGGAAAATGAATTCGACGCCTTGCGTCGAACCAGTCGAGAGCGTGGTCAGCCGCGTTATACCACGCTCCAGATTCCCTATAGTTATGCGCTACTTCTTACCGCGCATACTTACTGGACGAGTGTATTCTTTGCCAGAAGCCCTGTACACCAGTTTGCAGGAAGGCACGGAGAAAGTGAGCAACAGGTCCAGGCAATCGAAGCGTTGGTTTCGTATCAAGTGGAAGTGGGGCAGATGCTGGCGCCGTATTATATCTGGCTGTATGATGTGGGAAAATATGGAGTGGGCATACTGGGAAGCTATTGGTGTGTAGAGGATATTCAGTATTCGAATCTGAGTGAAAGTGTCGACCCTATGACGGGGAAGGCGACAAAGATTCAGGAGACTTTTCGTATTCCTGGATATAAGGGAAACAAGTCGTATAATGTGTCGCCGTTCGACTTCATTCATGATGCACACTTTCCGATCGGGAGGTTTCAGGAAGGGGAGTTCTGTGCCGTTCGAAAGGTAATGGGGTGGAATGAAATTGTGAAGCGATTGGAGCAGGGCTATTATATGAATACGGAGTTCATCCCGAAGGCGACGGAGGCTGGGAAGGTAAATGCGGGGTCTTCCGCCCTCATTCGACCGGAGGAGCCGGGGTCGTTCGCGGAGATGGGAGATTCGAGCGTCGATCATCCGCAATCGGTAACCATTTGGGAAGTATATGTTGACTTGATTCAGAGTGAGTGGAGTCTCGGTGAATCGAAGTATCCAGAAAAGTGGGTATTCACTGTCACCAGCGATTATCATGTCGTGATTGGTGCTCAACCGCTCGGCGCAGCCCATGGACAGTTCCCGTTTACGGTGGCGGAAGCGGAGGTCGAAGGATATGGAGTATTCAATAGAGGAATCCCAGAGATCATCAGACCTGTACAGAACACAATGGATTGGTTGCTCAACACGCATTTTTACAACGTGCGGGCGTCGCTTAACAACCAATTCTTGATCGATCCGTCGAAAGTCATCATCACGGATGCAGAAGATGGAGGCCCAGGCTTCATCTATCGTCTGAGGCCGGAGGCGTATGGAAGTGATGTGAAGCAATTCTTCTATCAGGTTCCTGTGCAAGACGTGACGCAACAGCATATGGTTGATCTGAACTCGATGTTCGGCATCGGGGAAAGGGTAATGGGTATCAACGATCAGATGTTCGGGGCGCAGAGCGGGGGAAGGAAGACCGCGACAGAGGTGAGAACGAGCACCGGATTTGGAGTCAATCGGCAGAAAACGCAATGCGAGTACATGTCGGCGGCGGCGTTTTCGCCGCACGCGCAGATGCTCGTTCAGCATTCGCAGCAGTTCTATGATGGGACGACGAAATTGAAAATTGTGGGAGATCTGGCGTTGATGGCGGGGCCGCAATTTGTAGATGTCCGGCCGGAGTTGATTGCCGGGTTCTTCGACTTTGTGCCAGTTGACGGCACTTTGCCGGTGGATAGAATGGCGATGGCGAATCTCTGGCAAGGCATCATGAATCAGATGCGGGCGTATCCGATGCTCTTAACGCAGTTTGACATTGCGAAGGTGTTCACGCATGTTGCGGGACTTGCGGGGATTCGGAATATCAATCAGTTCAAGGTCCAGGTGATGCCAAATGGGATGCTTCCGCCACAGGCGCAGGCTGGGAATGTCATTCCGCTTCGTGGACCGGGGGCGCCGGGCGCTTCGCCGCAAGGAGGAGGAGCGCCAGCGCCAACTCCACCAAGCCCTAGCCCGAGTAATGGAGGAGAGCTAGATGCCGGATACTAGACTTCCGTTATCGAAGGATGATCGCGAGCACTTGCGGTTGGCGAGGGAGTTGGAGGGACTCATTGTCAATCCAGGATGGAAGCTCTATACGCAATTGATTGAGCATCATTTGAAGACAAAACAAATGGAGGCGGAGGCGGTAGCGAAGAATATGGATGAGGCGTTGTTCCAAAATGCTGCCAAGGGGGCCATTGCCGCGTTTCGCCTGTGTCTTGGATTGCCAGAGGGTATTATTCGGGTAGCAAAAGATATTCGAGGTAAGAGTGGTGAGGATGTAGAATGAGTCTTTTTGGAAAAGATTTCCGAATAGCGTTTGCACAAGAAGAGGGCGGTGCCGCAGGGGCTACTACTCCCGCCCCCTCCGCTGCCGCAGCGGAACCGGCGCCGTCCTCTTCGCCGCAACCAGTGACTCCGTCAAAGGTGAGTGGCGAGACCACTCCTGGCGCCGCTGAAAGAGCGTCGACAAACGAATTCGATGCGCTCGGACTAGAAGAGTTCGAGGTCGAAGAGACTTCGCAGCCGGATACGGGTCCGGCGGTGGAGAAGCCGCCTGTAGCGCAGCCCAAACCTGCGAAAGCACCCGTCGTGGAGCCAGCAGCTCCGCCTCCTGTGCAGACGCAGCCTTCGAGCGAAGCTCGGGCGCCGGACCAGGAGGGTGGAACTCCGCCCCCGTCGGGTCCGGAGGCGATCATACAAGGGCTAGAAGTTCCGGAAACAGCCAGACAACTTCAAGAGTGGATGTCCCAGAACACCTATGCCTTGTCGCAAGCGGAGAAGGATGCACTGGACACTGATGCTGTCGGCACGATACCGAAGCTGATGGCGAGGGTGCATCTGGAAGGGACGAAGAATGCGCTTAAACTGATCTCCACGCTGGTTCCGCAGCTGGTGGAGAGTGGGGTGAGTCGCATATTGCAGCAGAAGGAAAGGGGTTCGGAGGCTTTGAACGAGTTCTTCAAAGCTTGGCCGCAGTTGAGTGCAGGTGAGCATTCAACTCTGGTCAATGACTTTGCGAGGCTCTATCGGGCGTCGAATCCGAGAGCGAGTAGGGCCGATGCGATCAAGTTTGTCGGCGCCGCCGTTCATGCCCATTTGGGCCTTCAACTTGCTGCACCTCCGTCGACGAATGGAGGCGCAAGTGCGCCTTCGGGGGCTTCGCCCCCGCCGTTTGCTCCAGCCCGACCGGGAGCGCGGCCGATTGCACAAGTCCAGGTGGAGGAGAATCCTTGGATGAACCTCGGCAAGGACTTTGAGGACTAGACTAGATAAAGGAAAGGGAGCGCCAAAATGAGTGGCGTGGCCGGACTAAGAGGGACTGGCGATTGGGGGACGGATGAGCGCCCTAAAGATTTTCGCGAGTCGATCCTCTTCTTTTCCCCGAACGGGGATTCCCCGATCTTTGCTCTGACGAGCAAGGCGGGGAAGAAGACCGTGAGTGACCCCGAATTTTCGTGGTGGGCGGAGTCGCAGAATCACGTGCGGTTGACGAACAGCGTCGCGCTGACGGCAACGGATACCACGATTACGGTGGCGGCGACGTCGATCGATCCGACGGCGACGCAGATGGCGAACCTCTACGGAACGGCGACGCATTTGAAGGCTGGTGACATCCTTCAAGTGGAGCCGGCGACGGATTCGAGCGTCTATACGCCTGAGTTCCTCGAGGTGACTGGCGTTATCTCGGACACCAGTTTCACCGTGACAAGAGGTGCCGCAGGCACTACTGCCGTGTCGCAAACAGCGACGGCGGCGTTTACGCTGATTTCGAGTGCGTATGCGGAAGGAACGCCGGCGCCGCGGGCGGTCTCGAGGAATCCGGTGAAGTTCTTCAACTATACGCAGATCTTCAAGAATACGTATGAGATCAGCGGAACGGCGGATGCGACGACGGCAAGAACGGGAAGTGCGTGGTCGAATGATAAGAAGCGGAAGAGCTTCGACCATGCAAGGAATATTGAAATGTCGATGCTTTTCGGACTTCGGGCGGAGACCACCGATCCGGTGACTGGGAAGCCGAAGCGTTTCATGGGGAGCATGAGGAGCTTCATTCCGCCGTCGAATACGACTGTGTTTGGGACGGCGGTGACCGCTGCGCTCTTCTCGGATGCGATCGCCCCGGCGTTCGACTTCGACATGGGTGGAGGGGATACGCGGATTGGGTTCTGCGGGAATTTCGCGAGGACGGAGATTGGAAAGGTGATCCAGGCAACGACCGGGATCAAGATCGAACTGGGAAATCCCGTGAAAATGTTCGGGATCAACTTCCAGGAGTTCATCTTGCCGATGGGGAGGCTGTTGCTGAAGAGCCATCCGCTCTTGTCGAGGCATCCACTGTGGAAGAAGAGCTTGTTCGTGCTCGACTTCAGCGCCGTGAAGTATGTCGCCCTCAAAGGGCGAGATACGAAAACCCAGGATGACGTGCAAACGAAGGACGAGGACGTCCGACGCGGCTTCATCCAGACCGAATGTTCGATGATGGTTGACGGGGGCGGGCTGTCGTGCGCGTACCTCGGCAATATCTCGGCGACGTAAGGAGGATGGACTATGCGACAGCGATTGGACGATCCGATCCTCGATGGTGCAGTTACTTGGAGAGGGACGGCGAGTTCACGGGTGGGCTTTTTCGGCGCGACGCCGGGGGCGCAGCCTGCGAGTGTCTCTCAGGCGGTGGTGGCGACCACTGCTGCGACGAACGGTGGTTCGCCGTTCGGATATACGACGTCGACACAAGCTGACGGTATTGTCAGGTTGGTCAATCAACTCCGATCGGATTTGGTGACGTTGGGCATTATCAAGGGCTCGGCTTGACGCCCGAACTGGAGGGGGCGCGTTGCCCCCTCCTCTTTTGCGCCCTGCGGGCGCAGGGAGTGGAAGATGGAGAATGGAAAGACGCGGCAAGTCTTTATTGCGGTTGCGAGCTATTCGCAAAAGACTTGTACTGCTTTCACACATTCGCTATTGAAGACGATACCGGAGCTTTCCGCGAGGGGCTATACCGTCCATGTGGAAACGCTGTGCAACGATGCTCTCATTGCGAGGGCCAGGAATACGCTCCTTAGCGTATTCTATCATCGTAATTATGATGATTTGGTTTTTATCGACGATGATATGGGGTGGGAGGACGGCGCCGTATCTCGTTTGCTCGATCATCCCGTCGAGTTGGTGGGAGGACTTTATCCTGTCAGAAAGGATAAAGAGGAATATATGTTGCGGTGGGAGGAAGGAAAGAAGACTGCACAGCTCGATCCGGCGAATGGATTGCTCGAGGTCGACTGCATTCCGACTGGGTTCATGCGGATAACGAGAGCTTGCGCCGAGAAGATGATAAACGCTTATAGCGAACGGTGGTATCATGAAGATAGCGGCGCTGTGGAAAAGTCATGGGCCGTGTTCGATTGCATGATGATTGATAATCGGTATTGGGGGGAGGATTTCCTCTTTTGCCAGCGATGGAGGAAGATTGGGGGCCGCGTGTGGGTGGACCCGTGGCTGAAGTTTAAGCATGTCGGGGAAAAGGTCTATGAGGGCTGCTTCGGAACGTATAAGCGGAGAGAAGTGTTGGCGCGGATCGCCGCGGAAGGACGTGGCGAGAAGGTGGAGCCGGATGCATCGGGGAATGCATGCCCGGCTCCGAATCTGGAAGGAGAGGTGGTAGTAAAGGGTCTCCAGGAGAGTCCTGGAAAGCTCTCCTTGGAGGCCATTTCACAAGACAAGAGGATGGAGGCGGCAGAATGAGCCCGACAAGGAAGAAGAAAGAAACCCATGAAGCACGTCCGGTGGATGTAGGACAAGAAGATCCCGTGCCTGTAGAGCGCGTAGCGCCTGTGGAGCGCGTAGCGCGACCACAAGTCGTTGAGGTTTTGTTGAAGGAGGGAGGAGTCTGGGAGCCTTTTGAGGTGGGGAAAACTGCGAGCAATCAAGGCTATCTCATTCATTCGATTAAGTTCGATGAGGGAAGCACCTGGGATCCTATTCATGGGTGGGGCGAATGAGTATCGTCTTCTGTTGTCCGACGCGTGGGAAGCCGGAGTACCTCAACGACTTCCTGGCGCAGACGATTGATAAGAGTCGTTTGCCGGACATAACATTTGTGGTTGGAATAGATGCTGATGAGGAGGAAAAGTATGCCAAGTCGGAACTTCGAAAACACAAACAAGTCGTTTGGAGTGTCGAGCCAAGAGAAGATTCGCTTGGAGCGAAGTTCAATCGTTGCGTCAAAGCGGCGCCGGGAGCCGATTGGTACATCATGGGAGTCGACGATCTCGGGTTACAGACAATTGCCTGGGACGTCTATGTCTCGCAACTTGCTGAGCACTACGACGACGGAGTCGGGATCGTCAATTTTGGTCGCCAGTGGAATGAACCGGGGCTTCCTGCGTTTCAGATGAGTTCAGCGAAGTTCATCGAGCTCCAGGGCTGGTTCATGGCGCCGTTCTTCCCCTTCTGGTGGCACGATACGTGGAATGTGGAAATGGGGCAGCTCATCGGAAGGAATATGTATATTGATATTGAGGTGAGATATCCGAAACAGGAGCCGATGACGCCGCGGAGAGATATCGAGAAGTGGGCATTGTTCTTCGATTTGACGCGTCCCTTGCGCGTCAACAAGGCGAGGCAAATGATGGAGAAGATGAATATTCCTGGGTGGAGGAAATATGAGCTGATCCAGATGGTCCCGCAATGGATTGCGGAGAGGGAGAATGTGAATTCGCGTTGTCGAGATCCGTTGTGGGGACTAAAGTTCCAGGCGGAGAGGGTAACGGATGACGTCGATGAAAGGCATCAGCGGTTGCAGGAGCAAGCGCAAGCAATCCTCTTGAGAATGGAGCAAGAAGAGAAGAAGGTTGAGGATGTTCCAGAGGCGAAGGCGGCGTAGGGGGACATTGGGAGCGGGTCTAAAGGCCCCCTTCAACGGAGAAGCTCTAGGCTTTGTGACAACTCTGAGTTTGTTCGTTTTGCTGGTGGCGCGGATGTATTTGGATTCGTGGAGGTCCGGATGACTGGTGCAGAGGCGATTGCGCAGATTCAGCAGGGGCTCGGGTGGCGGTCGGATAAAGCTGTCGAGATTCTGGCTGCGTTGAACTTTGCGCAAGACGAGCGGGAGCAACCTGGAAAGACACTCCCGTGGTATTTGTTGTCGGAGGATCAGCCACTTGCCGTTTCGAGTGGAGTGCAGGCGGTGAGTCTGCCGACGGGTTTTATTAAGGAGGTGGAGGAGAGAGATGGAAACCTGCGGTATCAGCCGAATGCAACGTCGCGAACACTCTTCCTCACTAAGACTTCATATGAGAATGCTGAAAAGTTCTTTTTTGGTGACTGGCGTGTGGAGGACCTCAGCGCAACGGCCTCGGTTGCTACTGTTGTCATTGGGGCGCCGCGGGCCTACGTCTTACGAAGCAACACGATTCGCGTATATCCGAAGCCTGATGCGGATTATACGCTGACGTGGAGCTATTGGAGCCACGACACGGATATTACAAGTGGATCTTCGACGAATCAATGGTTGACGTATAATCCGTGGGTTATTGTGGGCGAAGCTGGGTTGAAGATGGCGGCGGATCTGCAAAATCAGGCGGCAACGCAGAAGTTTGCCACCATTTTGCAGAGGGCGGAAATGAACCTCATGGCGAGTGTTGTGGAAAGGGAGCTTTCGGGAAGGCGGTTGGCAATGGGGAGCAGGCTTTGAAGCTTGAAGGAAGATGGGATTAGAAACTCCGACGTATGTCTCTGATCTTGTTCCGACGAATCCGGTGTCAACGGATTTGCGGAGTCAAGGCGACGATCATATTCGGAATTTGAAGATTGCGTTGCAGAATACGTTTCCGAACGCGTCGAGGGCGCTGTTTCTGCCGACGACGACGGTGAAGAGTGCAGATTTCACTGTTCTTTCGACGGACATCAATAAGATATTTCTAATCAACACGGCGGCGCCGTCAACGTCGTTGAATGTGACGTTGCCGGCACTAACGGCGTCGAATGATGGGTGGTTTTGCCACTTCATGAAGACGAATAGTGGCGCGACGCCGTATATGGTGAATCCGGCGAGTGGCACGTTGCAGAGTGGTGCGCTTTCGGGTCTTTCGCGAACGAGAAGAGCTATTCCTGGTGTGCCGGTGGCGGCGTTCTGGACGGGGTCGGCATGGATTATTGAGAGAGCGACGCTGTCTCCGGTTGGAGCCATTCTCGATTTTTCGATGAGTACTGCTCCAGTCGGGTTCGAGCTTGCATATGGACAGACGTTGACGAGTTCGCAACTGTATCCTGACTATTTCGCGGCGGCTGCGAGTCTGGTGGTTGTGGATCGTCGCGGAAGGGTCGGTGTCGGACGCGATGACATGGGTGGAAGCGCCGCCGGAAGAGTTACAAGTGCTGGGAGCGGTATAACTGGAACGTCGTTAGCGGCGGCGGGTGGTTCGCAAAACGTGACGTTGACGGCGACAAATATTCCGGAAATAGGGGGAATAACAACGTCGACCATTGCGCCAGCTGCGCCGACTGCGACGACTTTTGCGCGAGCAATTACTGCGAGCACTGGCCCCGTTACTGTTATGACCGATGTGACGAATGCGCTGATTGCAAATCAGAGTCTGGGAAATTTCTTAGTGTCGTCGAATTGGACCCATTCACATGGAGTCACGGTGGGAACGAGCAGTCCGACTGCGGTCAATAACATGCCGCCGTCCATAATCACGAACAATCTAGTCGTAGTGGAGTGACCGCGAAGCGGTCCAACAGGGAGCGACGCGAAGCGCCGCAGTGGAAAATGGCTGATGGAAATGAGGTCAAGAAGCCTGGTGACTTCGGTGGAGGCCAGGGAATCAACAAGATGCCGATCAGAGACGACTTCGAGAAGGAGATGCGGAAGAAAGGGTTCGCTGATGATAAAGAGGCGAATCTTCCGCGAACCTTGAGGGAGGAGGACTAAGTGCGGTTAGTGGTGGCGTTCGCGATATGGTTCTTGTTGGTGGCTGGCACCGAAGGTGCCATCAAGAAGAGGAATCCGATTACTGAAGGGCCGGATTTGCCGTATTCGTGCGCCACCGTTCGCTTTTGGGCGAGTGTTATGACGGCTGAGCAGTTGGAGGCGTGGGGGAGAGCAAATGGGGTGATTTTGACGGCGAAGCAGAGAAGGCAGGCGCGAGCCTGTTTGGGATTAGGATGAGTTCGGAAAGGCCAATGTATTCGCTAATGTGGCCCATATACGCGAAGTATTGGGACACGATGAAGCTTTCAAATGCGAATGCGTCGCGCGTCATCAAGGCTTGTGAGAACATTGTCCGATCTAAGAAACGATATCTAAATGCGGAAAAGGATAGTGGCGTCCCGTGGTATATGATCGGGCCGCTCCATATGCGAGAGAGTGGATTGGATTTTTCGACGCAGCTTGCGCAGGGCGATCCGCTGAATCGTGTCAGTGTACATGTGCCAAAAGGGCGTGGACCATTCAATAGTTGGGAGGAGGGGGCATATGACGCTTTGGTGCGGCTAAAGGGTTTGCAGAGGGTGATTGATTGGAGGCTGGAGAAGATCCTTTATTATTGCGAAAATTATAATGGTTGGGGATATTGGTCTTATCATGGAAAGATGCCGAGCCCATATGTTTGGGGGGCGACGAGTGTGCAGAAGCCGGGAAAGTATGTTGCGGATGGCGTTTGGAGTTCGACAACGATGGACACACAAATCGGGTGCGCCATTATGATTCGAGTGCTTTCGCAGATGGAAAAGGTCATACTGGTCCGAGAGGACTGAAAGAGGAGAATGGAAAATGACGCAGGAACAGTTAACAGGGTTGATTCGCGCCGTCCTCCAAGCGGCGGGTGCTGCTGCGACGCTTTTTGGAATCATAAGTGCAGATCAAGTCAGCACCGTGACGGCGTGGCTCTTAGAGATTCTCGGGCCAACGTCGATTATCGGTGGAGTAATCTGGTCATGGATTTCTAACTCGAAGAAGGCCCTCATTCAGTCGGTCGCGGCTATGAATGAGACGAGTGTAGAAGGGAACAAGATCATAGTCCATGATAAAACGCTTGCGACGGCGGCGGTTCTTGCGTCTACGCCGGCGACGAAGTCGTGAAATGTCCTGGTTCGCGATCATTTCTTTGGTCCTCCAACTGGTGTCAACACTCGTTCGGATGGGGCAGGAGAAGAAGTGGATTACGGAAGGTGAAGATCGCGAGATTGCAAAGAATCTGGCGAAAACACTGGAGTTGACACGTGCCGGGAAAATCATTATGGAAAGGCTTGTTCAGCTTAGCGATGATGAGCTTGATGACCTCTTGCGGAATTTGGAGGGAAAACCGGGCGCAGGTGATAAATAGCTTCTGCGACGCATATCAAAGGGTGATTGTTGATCCTGGAGATGGAAAGATTGTTGCGGCGCGGAAGGTGAAAGAGAGGTTGGCGGCGAACGAGACGCTCTATCAATGCAAATGCGTCAATGCAGAGTTGCAGATTTGTGAGAAACTTCAGTGAAACAGTCAAACCCGGAGGACGGTGCCTTGCGCGCCGACACTGGTCCTGGTATCCCGAGTCAAGATCCAAGTGCGATGACATGGCAGGCTTTGTTGCGAGAAAACTTCTGGTTGAGGGAACTGATCGAATCGAAATTGGAAAAGGTGGAGCAGCGACAAGATTCGAACGATA